CCCAACAGCAAGCGGGAGTTCCGACGGAACCTCGAGCTCGAAGAGCGCATCTATCAGGCGCTCGGGACTGAGCTAACTGTTGAGCTGCGCGCGATTCAGCGCATCTGCAAGCGCCACGGCGAGGCCTGGTACGGCTGGCTACGAACGCATCTGATGCCACAACTGGAGCGCATCGGCGCTGAGCATGCCCCCCAGGCCGTACGCGCGGCGGTACGGGCGTTCCACGGTGGAACAAACCCCGCCCGCTACGGCCTGGCAGATTTCGTCAAGGCCCTGGAGCAGTACCAGCCCCCTAAGCGCACCAAAACCCACGCAGAGCGCGTCAACGAGGTAGCACAGAGCATTCTCGAGGAGATCGAGCGTGAACGAGCCCTTGATGCTGAACGCCGGTAGCTGCCCGTTTTGCGGCGCCAGCAAAACCATCCAGCGCGGCCACGCGCAGCTCACGCACCCCCCGGAGTCGTGCTGCCTGCCTCGGGTGCTCTGGGTATTGAGCTGGCTCGAGCCTCTGAGCGACGAACTCTCACGCCGTGACGCTTTGCGTATACGCGGCAGGCTGCGGACGCTGCTACAGGATGAGGAGGACGCAGCGGCGGCGCTGGAGCAGGCACGCAGGGAAGCGCTGACGCACGAGGGGCACGGCAACATTATGGCGGTTATGCGGTCTCTGGCCGCTCGGCAATAGGCAGTCTGGCCCGATGCTGGCGGGTAATCCAGCGAGGAGGAAGCGATGCAAAAAAAGGAATTGCAAAAAATGGTTGAGGAAATCGTACAGGTTACACCGGAAATAGCGGAACACTGGCTGACGTTTAATCGCAGCAACAGGAACGTTAGGAAATTTGTGGTAGAGGCATACGCGAGCGACATGCTTAATGGCCGCTGGATTTATACAGGCGATGCAATACGCTTTGATGAGGATGGCACGCTGATTGATGGGCAGCACAGACTTCTCGCAATTATCCAAAGCGGAATGCCTCAAACCATGCGCGTTATTCGCGGTTTAGATTCGAGCGCAAAAAAGGTTATTGATACGGGTGCGCGTCGAATGGTAAGTGATGTATTACAAATGCAGGGAATAACCAATTCAAAGCAAACAGCAGCTGCAGCGCGAATGTATGTGCTGATGTTTGAAAAAGGCTGGTCGTCGCGCTGGACAATTTCTAACGCGGAAGTGCTGGAGTGGTACGAGGCGAATCCGGGTATTTCTAACTGGTTCAAAGCGGCTATGGCGGTCAATCAGGAGTTGCGTGCATCAATACCTATTGTTATGGCTGTTATGTACCGTGCAGAGCGGCTGGGGCACGATACGGAGCGTCTACACGAGTTTGTGGAATCTTTAGTGCGCGGCACTATGTTGTCAGGCACAAGCCCGGCGTACCATTTGCGACGCTGGTTCATGCGGAACAAAAGTCGCAGAGGCATTTCGGTCAATACTGACGTTGAGGCGGCTCTGGTAATAAAAGCGCTGAATGCGTATCTAAAAAATCGTTCGCTGGGAATGCTGCGCTGGCCGTCTGGGGAGGAGTTCCCGCAACTTGTGGAGGCTAAATGATACCTCGTGTAATCGTTGCTTTGCTGCTGTTCTTTGCGGCGCTGTGTGTGCCTGGGTTTGTGGTAGCGCTGGGGGCTGGTAACTGGCCCCTGGTGCTGCTGTACGGGCTGAGCGGCATCATGTTCATCGGCATGGCGGTGCTGTACTCCATGCTGGTTGTTTCAGGCTGGAACGCAGAACAGGAGGGTAAACATCATGACTGAAATCCATCGAAACGCACAGCAAATCACGCTCGAGTACCGCTTGCAGGAAATCATCTCGCAGGCGCGCAAAATCGAAAGCGATCAGAAAGCGCTCGCTAAAGCGCTGTTGGAGTTACAGGTGGCTTATATCGCGTCTGGCCGCACGGGGTTTTACGACTGGCTGGAGGCGGCAGGGTTGGCTCGCGCTACAGCACATCGCTACATCCGCGCTGCCCAGGCTTTGGCAGCGGGCCTCGACCCCGAGGGCGCACGCGGCTGGATGGAGCTGGTGGACTTAGGCACTGCGCTACAGCACGGTGTGCCGGTTGAGGAGCTAATCAAAACCCCCGCTGAAAAAGTGCCGCATGTTGCTGAGAAAGCGCGCAATCAGGGCATCGTGCGCGTGCCTATTGACGCAGACTACGCTGAGGAGTGGCAGCAGCTCGTGGAACGCACACGGCAAACGCTCTTGCGCGAGAATATCGAGTATGAGGCTGCGGAGGCGGCTGGGTTGCTGGTAATGCGCGTGAACGTGTGGCTCGGCAGGTTGAGCGACGAAGAGTTCGCGGCCTGGCTCGAGCTAAGTCAGGAGGAGCCTGATGTGTGAGCGCCTAGCCCTGTCCAAATACCTGACAATGCGCTGCCCCAACTGGCAAAAAACACCCTGCACGGCTAGCTGCTCACGCTGTCGCGGCTGGCTGTTCATCATCAAATGCGTGGAGCAAGAGGTAATGCGTCGTGAACCCAACTAGAATCCTTTCTATTGATGTGGGTATTGGGGGTACCCCGCATACGTTTGCGGTGCTGGTGCACACGGATCGCTTCCACTACATTCGCAGCGGGCATCTGCAAACAGACAACCTCGAGCTGTTCGCGGCGCTGTTGCAGAGCGAGCAGTATCAGATTGTCGCTGTTGAGCGTGGTTTTCTGGCTCCTGGCAAAACTGTGGGGGCTGACATCCAGCACAACATCGAGAACAGCGCGATGCTGCACGCAACCGCGCAGCACATCAAGCGCGACAAAATGCTGAACTACGCGCTGATGTGGGTGGCGTACCCTCAGTGGAGCCGTTTGCTGACAGGCGCACGGCGTGCTGCAACTGCGCGTGAGATCGAGTTTGCAGTCAAAAACGGTGTGCTCGATTTGCCGCGCACGAATGTGCATTTGCGTGATGCCATCGGGCTGGGCATGGCTGCCTACTACATGGCGCGCTGGGAGGCACAATGCACCCTATAGATCAGGAAATCCTCGACAACCTGCCCAAACCAAACCGCACAATGGCCCCGTTTCGGTGGTACGGCGGGAAGGGGAATCTCGTCAAACGCATCATCCCCCTCCTACCCAGGGAAGACATAACCACCTACGTAGAACCTTTTGCGGGGGCGGCGTCGGTGTTCTGGGCATTACCACGACCCTACTCCGTAGAAGTCCTGAATGACTTGTACGGCGACATTATCAACCTGTTTCGTTGCCTTCAGAACCCCGAGACGTTTGAGCAACTTCTGCACCGTCTCATCTGGACGCCGTACAGCCGTGCAGAGTTTCGCCGCGCTTTGGAAATCCTGGACGACCCCACCTCTAGCCCCCTCGACCGGGCCTGGGCGTTCTATGTGGCATATGGGCAGGGGTTTAGCGGCACGGCAGATACAGAAGGCAACTGGAGCCGGGTGCTTACTGAGAGCTCAAGCGGTATGGCAAAAACCGCTGACAGATGGCGTAAACGCCTGACGCAACTCCCGCGCTTCCACGACCGCCTCACCCGTGTGCAGCTGGACAGCGTGGATGCTCTGAAGTGCATTCGCTACTGGGACAGCCCAACCACGCTGTTCTACCTCGACCCGCACTACGTGCACGAGACACGTGCGAGCAAAGATGACTACACGCACGAAATGTCCAACGAACAGCACACTGCCCTCGTAGATACCCTTTTCGCCCTTCAAGGCAAGGCTGTACTTTCCGGCTACGACCACCCCATCTACCAGGCGCTCGACGAGGCAGGCTGGCAGCGGGTGGAAATCCAGACAGCCGCACATGCCGCCGGGCGGATTCGGGGCAGCAAACTGCTTGGTGATGGCGCAGCATTGGAACACGCACAACGCACAGAGGTTATTTGGCTTTCGCCTAGCGCTCAAGCTGAGCAAAGACTGCTGTAAGGAGGTGTAATGCACCGTGCTTACTACAACGAAAACGACCCTTTTGCCGCCGAGTGGCTGCGACAACTGATCAGAGCCGGGGCCATCGCCCCTGGAGATGTGGATGAAAGGAGTATCGAAGATGTCGCACCAAACGACCTTGCGGGATATACCCAGCACCACTTCTTTGCCGGAATCGGCGTCTGGAGCTACGCCCTCCGGCTGTCAGGATGGCCCGACGACCGACCTATCTGGACGGGCAGTCCCCCCTGCCAGCCCTTCAGTCTTGCGGGCAGGCGTCGGAGATTTGAAGACCCCCGACACCTCTGGCCCGTCTGGTATGCGCTTATTAGAGAATGCCGACCTGTCACGATTGTTGGCGAACAGGTTGCAGGCAAAGCTGGCCTTGAGTGGTTCGATGCTGTTTCGGCTGATCTGGAAGCAGCGAACTACACCGTCGGGGCGGTTGATTTTTGCGCTGCGAGCGTCGGCGCACCGCACATCCGGCAGCGACTCTACTGGCTGGCCCTCGCCGCAGGCCAGGGATTGGAAAGGCGTACCCCGCACCCCCCTGACGCACAACTCCCGCCCGTTAAACGAAATGGCGCAACTGACGGCTTCTGGCGAGATGTCGAATGGCTCGACTGCCGGGACGGGAAAGCGCGGCCAGTTGAACCCGGCACATTCCCGCTGGCTCATGGGGCTGCCGCCCGTGTGGGACGACTGCGCGGTTATGGCAATGCAATCGTTGCGCCGCAAGCAGCAACGTTTATCGAAGCGGTGATGGAAGTTTGCTTGCAGGAGGAACCCATATGACATCGGCAGATATCCCACAAATCATCCAATTCCAGCCGACTCTTCTAGGTGAGGGATGGCTGCTTAGTCGTGACGGCGACCCGCGGGTATACGCCATGTACCGGCGACATTACAGCGCAAAGGGCAACAATCCCAAAGTGCGGCAGTTTGTTGGCCCGGGCGAAAAACTTGTGCTATACCACGCAAGTGGTTTAGCGGTTATGGCCTGGCGCAAAGGCATTTTTGACGACGGACAACAAGGGGTCAACAATGCCATTTTTATCAATCGCGGTGCAGGCCTGGCTTCGCAACTTATTCTTGAGGCCGAGCCTTTGGTTTGGGCGCGCTGGCCGCAGGACACGCGGCTTTTTACCTACGTCAACTCTCGCAAAATCCGTTCAACCAATCCTGGATTTTGTTATCTGCAAGCGGGCTGGCAGCGGTGCGGCAAAACTAAAGGTGGGTTGTGGATATTGGAAAAAAGGCGCTAACGAGGTGTACAGCAGGAAACGCTGCTTGAGGAGGTAGTATGACATCGGCAGATATCCCACAAATTATTTGCCATGCTCGTGAGGTTGCGGGTTTGACTCGCAAAGAACTGGACACTGTGCTACGACTACCTCGCGGCTATCTGCACGCCGTCGAGAATGGCCGCATTATGCCGGGCCGCAAGACGCTCACGCGCTTGTTCAGCTTGTTCCAGCTTGGAACGATACCTGACGATACCCCGGATGTGGACATCCAGCTAGGTGAGCACCGCATGACGTACAGCGAGTTACAGGCGCTCGTAAACCGCGTCGCTGCACGCAGCCCACACGCCGCTGCTGGGATAGTAGAGGCACACCGCACCTGGTGCAGAATGAACAACGAGGAGGCGCTGCTATGAAAAAGCAACAAACAGAGGCGTTGAAAATCGAGATGCTTGCTACAGAACAGCTTGTGCCCTATGCGCGCAATGCGAAACTGCACAGCGAAACGCAGATTGCCGCAATCGCAAAAAGTATCGAGGAGTTTGGGTTCAATAACCCTGTGCTGATTGACGCAAAAGACGGCATCATCGCAGGCCACGGCCGCGTCCTGGCCGCTAAAAAACTAGGCATGGCCGAACTGCCGTGTATTCGTCTGGGCCATCTCACGGAGGCACAAAAACGCGCCTACATCATTGCGGATAACCGACTTTCTGAAATAGGCGGCGGTTGGGATTTGGAATTGCTTAAACGCGAACTCGAAGAACTACAAACGCTAAACATCGAACTAGAACTCACAGGGTTTGATCTGGAACAACTCAACAACGAGCTTGCAGAAACAACTAAAGCGCTACCTAAAATAGAGGAAACGTTGCGTTATTCTATTGTGGTAGAGTGTATTGATGAACAACACCAGCGTGAGTTATTGCAGAAATTTGAGGAGGAGGGCCTACAATGCCGACCGTTGATGTTTTGATTGAATCGCAGATATCGCGCAGCGTAAGAGCGAGGCAACTAGAAGCAGCGTTTGATGTGCCTGCACAAGAAAAATGTAAACTAACCTGGCAGGGCGATTTGCCGATTGATAATTTAGATTGGAATATAGGCTTGCTTGTCGGGCCTTCCGGTTGCGGCAAATCTGTTTTATTGAAGCGATTATTTGGAGATGAAACTGATCTGCGCTGGGGGAGCGCTTCTGTGATTGACGATTTTGCATCGCACCTCAGTATCGAGGAGATAACTCAAGCGTGTCAGTCTGTTGGCTTTAACACTATCCCTGCATGGTTGCGCCCTTATCACGTTCTATCAAACGGCGAGAAGTTTCGCGTTGAAATCGCTCGACGTTTGCTGGAGACACCAGCTGATAAAATCATCGTGATAGACGAGTTTACAAGTGTCGTAGATCGACAGGTTGCACAAATCGCATCACACGCTGTACAAAAGTTTATCCGACGCTATAAGCGCAAAATGGTTGTTGCATCCTGTCACTACGACATCGTAGATTGGCTGCAACCCGACTGGATTCTCGAGCCTGCTACGATGACGTTTACCCGGAGGTTACTTCGAGGACGCCCCTCGCTTTCAATCACAATTACTCGAACGCCTTACGATACCTGGCAGATATTCGCTCCATACCACTATATGAGCGCAGAACTGAACAGAAGCGCTGCGTGTTTTGTTCTGCTTGTAAACGACAAACCCGCATCGTTTGCAGCAATACTGCACCGCCCACACCCAAAGAGCAAAGATATTAAAGGCATATCGCGTGCGGTAACTCTGCCGGATTATCAAGGTCTAGGACTAGCATATGTGTTGATGGATACTCTTGGAAGTGCATACAAAGCGCTAGGGTATCGCTTGCATATGTACCCCGCACACCCTTCGTTTGTGCGTGCGACACAAAAAACCTCTAACTGGCGCATGCTAAAAGCGCCTGGTGTGTTTAGCGCAAAACGTGGGGCATCATCGTCTGTTAGCGGCTTTGGCGGTCGCCCCTGTGCTGTGTTTGATTATGTTGGACAAAAAATGGATACCCAGCAAGCGCGTTTGCTGGTAAACTAAAACCATGCCACGACTGAGCCGAGAAACCTGGGCTGACATTCGTGCGGAGCGCGAAGCCGGTGCGTCGTTTGGCGAACTTGCTCAGAAATACGGGGTTGATAAATCCGCTATTTTCCAGCGCTCTAAAAAAGAAAACTGGAGCGATGGCAGTGATGTACAGCATGCAATCCGGCGAAAAGTCAACCGGATGCACCATGTTGTAAACTGGCGGTACGCAGTGCCGTTGTTTGTGCGTGGTGAGCAAAATGGCAATAGAAAGAAAACGCAGGCAAAAACAGGCCCCTAGACGGAGCGTGCAGATGTACATACGGGCCATCCAGGAGGCCAATGGCATGCTGACTGTAGCTGCTAAAAAGCTGGGGGTTGGGCGCTCTGCGATACATGAAATGGCGAAGCGGCATCCTGAGATTCAGGAGGCCATAAATGAAACGCGCGAGCGGATGGTGGATTTCGCGGAAAACAAACTGTTTGAAAAAATCAGCCAGGGGGAGATTGTCGCCATTTTGTTTTATCTCAAAACGATTGGCAAATCTCGAGGGTATGTGGAGCGGCAGGAAGTGGAGAACTCTGGCGAAATCACTTTGACTATTACACGCAAGGTGGTACATGCCCAGTCACGCGATTGAAATCACCTATAGCGATGCTCAACTCCATATGTTTTTTGAGTCGGAGGCGCTGGGTAAATACCGCATATTCCCGAAGGGCCGCCGCTTGGGGGCTACTCGAGGGGCGGCTGGCGCTTTTGTGGAATGGATGCTCGAGGGGCGGCGGTTGTTGTGGGGGGATACTATCAATGCCAACATTGATCGCTATTTAGAGCGCTACTTTATGCCTATTCTGCGCCAGTTGCCCCGGCAGTTGTGGAGCTGGCACGCGCAGAAAAAGCTGCTCAAAGTTGCAGATGGCTGGACGGATTTTAGAAGCGCTGATAACCCTGAAAACTGGGAGGGTTTTGGGTATGATGTGGTGTTTCTGAATGAAGCGGGCATTATTTTAGATGATCGCTACCTGTATGAAAACGCTGTACTGCCTATGCTGATTGATGGCAACGGCACTTTGATTGCTGCTGGCACTCCCAAGATTATGGAGGGTAGAGGCTGGCTGTTTCGTGAACTGTGGGAGCGCTGCTCGAATACGCCTCAATACTACGGGAGGCGCTTTAGCACGTATGACAATCCGTTTCTGGATAGAGAGGCTATCGCAGAGATTGAACGCGAGATACCGGCGAGTAAGCGGCCCCAGGAGCTACTGGGAGAGTTTGTGTCTCGCGTTGAGGGGGCGCTGTGGGATCGCACCTGGTTTGAGCGCCCTGGGTTCCGGCTTGCGGAGCCTCGCTCGTATGTGCGGATTGTGGTGGGCGTAGACCCCAACGCTTCCAACAGCGACGACGCGGACGAGATGGGCATCGTAGTGCGCGGGCTGACAAACGACGGCCACATCGACTTGCTCGCGGACTACACCACCAGGGGCAGCGTGAACACTCGAGCAGCTCAAGTTGTCAAAGCGTTCCACGACTGGAAGGCGGATAAAATCGTCCTGGAAGTGAACAACGGCGGCGACTGGATACCTGCTGCTATTGCACACGTGGATCGTCAGGCTGCTGCTGCGTGCGTGAGCGTGCATGCGACACGGGGCAAGCTCACTCGAGCAGAGCCAGATGCCAGCAAGTGCGAAAAGGGCGAGGTGCACCACGTAGGTAGATTCCCTGAGCTGGAGGCAGAACTTACTAGCTGGCAACCCGGTATGCCAAGCCCGAACCGCCTCGACGCCTACGTCTGGGCGGGTTGGGAGTTGATGAACCGCGCAGCGGTGAGTGATGACGCGCTGGCTAAAGCACTGAGGTGGTGACGATGACGAACCTGGTACAAAACAGTTTTCTGCGCTACCAGCTACACAACCGCAGACAGCGCATTGTGCAGTACGCCGAAGCGCTGGACTGGGCCACACGCAACAGGCCGACGCTGAACTGGGCCGAACTGCTGCCGGCAGTCAACAGCATCGAGGGCCGTGAGGCGCTACAGCGCTATCAGCAAATGGTGGTGGGGCTGGGCCGGGAGATTTACAACGAGCGCTTGTGGGGCACGGTGGGCGATGTGAGCTGGGCGGGGAACGAACTCGAGGTTGCAGAAGTGCTACAAAGGCTCGAGCTACGGCAGCTTGCTATGAGCGCATTTACCCCGCTGCTGTGTGGCGGTATCGCGGCGGGGGTGGCGTATGTGTTCGAGGGCAACCCCCGTGTGGATATTTTGAGCGGGTATCTTGAGCCTGTAACGCGGGAGGACAACACCAGC